GCTAAAAACCCACGACCACAAAATGGGGAACTTACCATGGCAGGCCGCCCAAGACTACCGCAGGAAGTCGCCAAGATCACTGGCGCAATTGCCAAGAATGCGGGCCGATTTGCAGGCCGATCAAGCCCCAAGGTCAAGTCGCTTGGCGCTGCGCCAACCCGGTTTACCGCTGATCAAGTTGCAATCTGGGACGACTTCAACGCAGACTTCCCTTGGCTTGGCCGATCGGATCGGGCGCATGTAGGGCTTGCGGTATTGTTGCAGTCGCAAATTGACGACGCGGGCGCAAATGCCACGCCGGGAATGTTTGGCCAGATGCGCTTGCTGTTGAGCGGCATGGGCGGCAATCCTGTTGACCGCACGAAGGTTGGCAAGGTTGAAGATGAAGCGGTTGACCCGACGGATGAGTTCTTGCAGTGACTGACCCCGCCACCGCATACGCCAAAGCCGTAGAGGCTGGCGAGATAGTTGCGGGGCCACACGTCCGCGATGCTGCCAAACGCCACCTTGACGATTTGGTGACGGGCAAGGATCGGGGCTTGCACTTTGACACCGATGCAGCGGATCGGTTCTATCGGTTTTGCAGTACGGTGTTGCGTTTGTCGGAGGGGCAGTTTGACGGCGTGCCGTTTCACCTTGAGCCTTCACAGCAATTCATTTGTGGATCGTTGTTCGGCTGGAAGTGGACCAAGACGGGCAAGCGCAGGTTTCGGCGCGCCTATATCGAGCAAGGCAAGGGGAACGGGAAAAGTCCTCTTTTGGGAGCAATGGGCCTTTATGGCCTAGTCGCTGATGGCGAGGCTGGCGCGCAGATATATTCTGCCGGTGCCACAAAGGAACAAGCCAGCATCCTGTTTCGCGATGCTGTGGGCATGGTTGACAAGGCACCATCTCTTGACCGCGTGATCAGGCGCAGCGGCGGGCCGGGGCGCGAATACAACTTGGCGCACATGAAGTCGGGATCGTTCTTTCGGCCTGTGTCGCGGGAAACAAAGAAAACAGGTTCCGGCCCTCGACCGCATTTTGCGCTGGTTGACGAAGTTCACGAACACAACGACGGCGGCGTTATTGAAATTCTTGAACGCGGTTTCAAGTTTCGTGAGCAGCCCTTGATCGTGATGATCACGAACAGCGGATCTGATCGACAATCAATCTGCTGGGATGAACGCAAGCACGCGGTCAAGGTTGCAGCGCAGGACGTGGATGACGACACGACGTTTTCATATATCTGCGCGCTTGATCCAGAGGATGACGCCTTCGAAGATCCAACTTGCTGGATCAAGGCCAACCCGCTTCTGGGCGTGACGATCACCGAGGACTATCTGGCGTTGCAGGTCAAGCAGGCCAAGCAGATCGCGGCCAAGGCCAACGGCATTCGCCGCCTGCACTTTTGCGAATGGACCGACGCAGAAACGGCATGGATCAGCCGCGCAATGTGGGCGCAGGTGGAGGATGCAACACTTGTGCTAGAGGACTTCGAGGGCAAGAGGGCATGGGCGGGGCTTGACTTGTCGGCCAAGACTGACCTGACCGCAAAGGCGCTGGTGTTTGATGATGGCATGACCGAGGACGGCCAGCCCAAGTTTGCGGCGTTCGTTCATGGCTATACGCCTGCGGATACACTGCAAGCGCGCGCCGAAAGGGACGGCGCACCCTATGACCTGTGGGCGGATGCGGGATACATCACCGCAACGCCGGGGAAAAAGACGCGATTAGACTTTGTTGCGCGGGATTTGCTGGACGATTCAGACAGGTTTGACTTGGATTTCGTGGCTTTTGATAACTATTTGATCGCCGATTTTGAGGCAACTGTAGAGGATATGGGTGGTGCGCTTCCCATGCTTGACCATCCGCAAGGCTGGAACAAGCGCAAACGCGAAACGCCAGACGGTGATGAGATTGAGTTGTGGATGCCAGGCAGCGTTGATCAGTTGGAAACGCTGATACTTGAGGGGCGAATTCGCGTTCATATGAATCCTGCATTGCAATCTGCCGTAATGTCGGCTACGTTTGACAGATCACCGGCAGACCTGCGCCGGTTTACCAAGCACAAGGCCACAGGGCGGATTGATATGGCGGTAGCTTTGGCGATGGCGGTTGGCGCGGCGACAGCACGCGGCGACAGCACGCCTGCGTCGCCTTGGGATGATGACGCATTCAATCTGGTGGTAGGGTGATGGGGATTTTTAGCCGCAAAAAGCCAGAGGCCCGCAGCGCGACGTTTACGCAGTCCGAGCCACGCACGCTGATGGAAATTTTCGGCATCACTGGCGACACATCAATTAGCATGGAGCAGGCGCTTGGCGTGCCTGCCATTTGGGCGGCGGTCAACTTCATCAGCGGCACCATCGCGGGTTTGCCCCTTCACGTTTACGACAAGACGGCAGCGGGCAAGAAGCGCGTCAAGGCATCAAAGGCCAACGGTTCCGTGGTCATGCTACACGATGCCGTGAATGAGAGCCTATCGTCGTTTGATTGGCGTTTTCAGATGATGACGGCTGTGCTGACCGAGGGCCGATTCGTCACATATATTGAGCGCGACGTGCGCGGCCAGCCGATCAACCTATTCCCGCTTCCTGGCGCGTCTGTCAAACGACTTGCGAATGGCCGCAAGCAATACAAGTTTAAGCCGGACGGCGGGAAAGAAGTATCTTACGATCAGGCCGACGTTCTGGACGTGACATTCCTACTCAAGGGCGATCTGCTTTCGCATCGGTCGCCATTGCGTCAATGCGCCGTTGCCATCGGCAAGGCAGTGAACGCCAACGAGTTCGGGTCCAAGCTGTTCAAGAATGGCGGTTTGCCAGCGTTTGCGCTGCAAGGCCCGTTTGGTTCCGGCAAGGCTGCAATGCGCGCGTCCGAGGATATCGCAACAGCCACGCGGGACTCGGCGCGCAAGGGCGGCAATGTGCTGGCCATTCCGCTAGGTCATGAGTTGAAGCCGCTTGGCCAGAACGCGGATGACATGCAGCTAATGGAATCGCAGAAGTTCGCGGTGACTGAAATCGCGCGCATCTACAGCCTGCCACCCACGTTCCTGCAAGACTTGGAGCGTGCCACGTTCTCCAATTCCGAACAGCAGGATTTGCATCTGGTGAAACACACCATGAAGCGTTGGCTTGAGCAGATCGAAGCCGAGATGAACCTCAAGTTTTTCGGGCGCGGGTCAACACGCATCGCCGAATTTAATCTTGACGGACTTTTGCGCGGCGATTATATGACGCGCATGACCGGCAATAGCACTGCGATCCAGACGGGCCAGTTGACGCCAAACGAGGCGCGCGCGCTTGACAACCGCGAACCGCTTGCCGGTGGCGATGTGCTTTACATTCAGGGCGCGACCGTGCCGCTTGATGCACCGCCCGCCCCGCCCGTTCCAGCGCCAGCAGAGGGGCCGACTGATGACGAATGAAATCCGAGTTCATGCCGGGATGCAGGTTGAAGCCCGCGCCGAGAATGACGCGGCGGGGCTTGTCGGTTACGCGGCTGTCTTTGATACTGAGGCCGACATTGCGGGCATGTTCCGCGAGGTCATCCGCAAGGGCGCATTTGCCGACGCGATCACCCGCGACGATATTCACGCGCTGGACAACCACGACTATGGCCGCGTCATTGGCCGCAAGAAGTCCGGCACGTTGAAGATTTATGAAGATGACCGGGGCCTGCGCGTTGAAATCACGCCGCCTGATACAACGATTGCGCGCGACCTGATGGCCAACATCGCTGCGGGCAACATTGATCAAATGAGTTTCGCATTCAGCATGGATGGCGGGCGGCAGGTTTGGGATGAAACCGGCGACATGCCGCTGCGGTCAATCGAAAAGGTTGGCGAACTGTTTGAGGTTTCGGTGGTTCCGCGTGGGGCATTCGAGACAACCGAGGTTGGCCTTCGCAGCTTGGCCGCGTTCCGCACGCTGATGAGTGCGGCAGAATTTCGGGCGCGACAGAAGGCGCGCTTGATACGTTAACGGCGGTTCCCGCTGTGCCTACTTCCCGCACCTTGGGCAAGTGCTGGACTGATCGCCGTGATGGCAGACCAGATCCTTTTAATGGAGGCCCTGTAAATGGCCACGGTAAAAGAACTGCGGGAACAGGCGGCAAATGTCGTCACTGAAGCCCGCTCCCTGCTTGACGCAATCAGCGACAAGTCCACACCCGAACAGCGCAAGGAAGCTGAGCAAGCCGTAGATCGTGCGCTTGACGAAGCTGCAGGCATCGAGGCCCGCGCCGACCGCGAGACCAAGCTGGCAGATGCTGAGAAGCGCACCATCGAAAGCATCGACCGCACCGAGCGTGAAGCCCGCGAATCCAAGCGCCCCGGCGCGTCGGTTGTCGAGGTTCACCAAGGCGGCGACATGACCTATCGCACCGCGTTCCATGAGTATCTCAAGGCGCAAGGCGTCAAGGGTGACATGCCCGCCGAAGCCCGCGCCGTTCTGGATCGTGGCTTTACGTCGGTTGAACATCGCGCACAGACGACCACGGCGGCGGCTGGCGGTTACACCATCCCGACCGAACTTCTCAACGTTCTCACTCAGTCCATGCTGGCATTCGGGCCGATGTATAACCCCGGCATCACAACCGAGATTGTCACCGCAGGCGGCGGCGCGATCACCATGCCGACTGTGAACGATACTGCGTCGGTTGTTGTGAAGCACACCGAGGGCGCAACCCTGACCGATGACGGCGGGTCCGATGTGACGTTTGGTGAAAAGACGCTGAACGCCTATGCGTTCAACACGGAATGGATTCGGGTCTCGAAAGAACTGGCCGATGACAGCGTTTTTGCCATGGAGACCATCCTTGGCAATCTGCTGGGCGAGCGTCTTGGGCGTCGGGCGAACCTTGAACTGACGGTAGGCGACGGCACTGGCGACCCGAACGGGATCGTGACTGCTTCGGGTGCTGGTCTGGTTGCAGCCGCGACCGCTGCGATCACCGCCGATGAGATCATCACGTTCCTGCACTCGGTTGATCCGGCCTATCGCACTGGGCCGAAGGTGGGTTTCATGTTCAACGACAGCACGCTGTCGGCCATCCGCAAGTTGAAGGACGGCGACGGCAACTATCTGTGGACCATGGGCAACATTCAGGCCGGTCTGCCGGGTTCGCTGCTTGGCTATAACTACTCGGTCAATCAGGCAATGGCCGGTCTTGGTTCGGGCGTGAGTTCCCGCGTCATGCTGTTCGGCGACATGGGCAAATACTACGTCCGCAAGGTTGGCCAGCCGCTGATCGGTGCAATCCAGGATAAGGATTTCTGGCCCGGTTTCGGCATCGCCGGTTACATCCGCTTTGACGGCGAACTGTCCGACGTTGCAGCGGTCAAGCACTTGGCCCTCGCCGCCAGCTAATCAGCTTCTAGGGCGGCAGGGAAACTTGCCGCCTCACTAAGCTGATCGCAGGAAGGAAACAAAATGCAGATCAAACTACTCATGCCCCGCGCAACCGCAACCGGATCACAAAACCGTGGCGATGTGGTGGACGTGTCTGACGCCGAGGCGGTCCGCATGATTGAGGCCGGACATGCTCAACCCGTCCGCGCGGCGCAACCTGAAAAAGCAATTGCTCGACGTAACGTGGAGAAGGCAAGCAAGTGACAACCGCCCTGCGCCTTGTGACTGCCCCATTGGTTGACCCGGTAACAGTTGCCGAGGCCAAGGCGCACTGCCGTGTGGATTCTGCCGATGACGATACGCTGATCACTAGCTTGATCAAGGCGGCGGTTTCGCACGTTGACGCGCAGGGCGAACTTGGCCGCGCTATGATCACACAGACTTGGGCGCAGTATGAGACGCAATCACCGGGCAGACCGCGCCTTGAGGTTGGCCCATTTCAATCGCTGGTGTCTGTGCAGTATTTTGACGACACAGGCGCGCTGCTGACCGCCACGCTTGATCACTTCGAGACCCGGCTTCAAGGCGACTATGTGATTTGCAAGCCGAAGGAAGATCGCGAATGGCCAACTGCCGACACGCGGCAAGACGCGATCAAGATCACATACATCGCCGGGTTTGGAGATGCACCCGCAGATGTGCCGCAAGGCATCCGGCACGCTATTCTGATGCTGGTGGCACATTGGTATGAACACCGCGAGGCTATTTCAGAGGGGCGGCTTGCAACCGTGCCATTGGCCGTTGATGCGCTGATCGGCAACGAGCGGGTGCGGTGGTATGGTTAGCGGGGCGGGCGCACTTGACCGGCGCATCCAGTTTCGACGCTTCACGCTGAGCGATGACGGGTTTGCGCAGGTGCAGGCATGGGCCAATCACGGCACGCCTGTGGCGGCGTCCAAGACAGACGTGAGTGACGGCGAAAAGATGCGTTCCGGCGAAGTGTCTGCATCCCTGACTGCGCGGTTTGAGGTTCGGTCATCGGTGTTTACGCGCGCGCTGACGGCGAAGGATGCGCTGACCTATAACAGCGAGACGTTCCAGATTTACGGCATCAAAGAGATAGGTCGCAATCGTCGCCTTGAGATTACAGCGGGGGCGCGTGTCGATGACTGAGGTAATGCGCACAACCGGGTTTGCCGATCTTGAACAGGCGCTGAAAGACTTGAGCAAGTCAGCAGGTAAGGGCGTCTTGCGTCGGTCGCTCAAGACTGCGGCGCAACCGATTGCCGATCTTGCATCATCACTCGCCCCCGACGATCCGAACACGACATCTGAGGATTTGCATCGTGAAATATTCGTAAGCAGGAAACTATCGCGGCAAGACGCGTCGCAGCACCGCAAGATGTTCAGGGATGACAGGTCGGCTGTGGAAATGTTTGTCGGGCCGTCTGTCAAGGCATACCCCCAAGCGTTAATGCAGGAATTTGGGACAGTTTACCAACCGCCGCAGGCGTATATGCGCCCCGCGTGGGATCAGGAAAAAAAGCCAACGCTGGATCGGCTTGGTCGCGAAATGATGATTGAGATTGACAAGGCAATGGCACGCGCGGCACGCAAGGCCGCACGACAGGCGAGGGCGTAGCAATGGAAGAAGCAATCCGCACATTCCTGCTGGCCACAACTGCCGTGACCAACATCTGCGGCACGCGGATCAACTTCGGCACACACCCACAAGGGCTGGCATATCCCGCCATTGTGCTGAACACGATTGGCGATGCCGAGGATCACACGCTTGCTGGGCCTGACGGGCTGTCACAGGGCCGCATACAGGCCGACTGCTACGCCACGACCTACGGCGGCGCAAAGCTACTCAGCCGCGCCGTGCGGGCCACGCTTGACGGTTATTCAGGCGGCAACTTTTCCGGCGTGTTCTTGGGGGGTTCCCGCGATGACCGCGAAGGTGGTGGAAACGAACCGGATCGAAACTTTCGCGTATCACTAGACTTTATCACAAACTGGAGACCATGACATGACCGCAACCGCAGCCGACATCGGCTATAACGCATCCTTCGGCATTGGCGACGATGCCGATCCCATCGTCTACACGCTGGTTGGTGAGGTGACAAACATCACCCCGCCGGGGCGCACGCGCGCCACAATCGACGCCACGCATCTCAAAAGCCCCGATGAGTATCTGGAATACATCGCGGGCATGGCCGAGACCGGCGACGCGACCATCACGATAAACTTCGTGCCGAACGCGACCGAC